AACAGCTGCTTGTGCAACCTCATCTGTTCTTTCCGCCATACCTGCCGCATACGCCATCATGCTCGACCCGCCTGCCATACGGCACAGTCCTGCGCTCATTACGGCGGCAGATGACAGCGCATTGCTTACCGAGTGTTGGATACCGCTTGCAAGGTCTTCCTCTTTGTCGGCAACGCCCGCCCTGTACGCTTCCATTGCGGAGCGTCCGGACATTCTTGAGAGTGTGCTGCCCGCAGTTGCTCCTGCGCTAATCGCGTCCTTGACAACACTTTCAACTTTAGTTTTAACCTCTTCTTGCTTATCGGCTATACCGCTCTTAAACATTTCCATGCCGGACCGACCGATCAGCCTAAACATGTCACTGCTTGTCTTTGCGGTTTCCTTTGCGGAATTGACAACACCTTCGGCGGCACCCGATACGTCTTTGTCTTTTTCTGTAATCCCTGTTGCGGTTCCCTCGCCCATTGCACCGCCGGCTTCGTTGCCTGCAGTTTCAAAGTCAGGGTTTTTGGCAACGATGGAATCACGCAGAGTCATGACAGCTGACTGTACCTGTTCCTGAGATGCGGCGGGATCTCTAATGATTTCTGCAATTCCAGTCGGCACGTTGATGCCGAGTTCTTTGGCTGCCGCAAGCATCTCCTCGCCACGGCCACGGATGGACTCGTTAAGTGTTGCGGTTGCTTCAATGACAGCTTGCTCCGGGTCCTCACTGTTTCGGATGGATTCGGCAAGACCTGCAGGTACTTCCATGCCCGTCTGCTTTGCCACCTCTACCGCCTGCCAGAATGCATCAGATGTGGCCTGCGTCATTTCTCCGCCCTTAACGCGGATGACATTAACACCCTCGTCAAATGCATATCCTAAGTCTTCCCAAGCTTTAATGGCTTCGGGGCTGAGCGCATCAAGGCCGAGGATAAGAGCCAGCTTGTCCTGTTCGAGGATAGTTGCAACGTCATCTTGGATATCCATTGCCTGCTTATACTCATCCATTAGACGGTAAACCGTATCAGCATTGCCCGTCCTAAATGCATCCGCAATTTCCGCAACAAACTGGGACCCGCTTTGTCCCATGTCTTCCAAGTACTGGACAAATTCGGGAGCTACCTGACCCAAGTTTTCCTTGACAGTTGTCAGGTTATCTTTATATCTGAGCAGGCCGTCACGCTGAGACTTCATGGCCTCTTCAAACGCAAGCATGCCCTTTTCAGTATCCTGCTGCCACTGGTCAAATGGATTTATCTTAAAAGCATCTTCCGCAGACTTTTTGATGTCCTCAAAAGCTTTCCGCATATCGTCACGGGCCTTTGTGGCGGCTTCCCGCATTTTCTTTTGCGCTTCGGCGGCTTTGTGGACAGCTTCGGCCTGCGCTTCAATCTCTTCCTTGGTCAGATGGGCTTCTTTTCTTGCATCAGACTCTGCCTTGCTTCTTTCCATGGACTCCTTGCGCATGTTCTCACTGGCCTGCTTGTTTTCGTCCAAAGACTTTGTCTCTTCGTCTATGGCATCGGTGGATTCTTCGGTGGAGTCTGTAGAGTCCTCAGTGGCTTCTCGCAAAGCTATCTTTTCATCAGTCATCGCACTGATAGAATTTGCGGAATCATCTACCACACCGATTTCTTCCCTTGTAGCCTTATTGCTACTATCCATGGACTCTTCCAAGTTCTTAACGGATAAAGCCGCTTCGTCATAGGTGTCTTGCAGTTCATCTATTCCATCAGAAGCATTTTTGATATCAATGTCCGTTTCCTCAACACGACTCTGAAGCATCTGATAAGCGGCATCAAGTTCGCTCTGGCTCCAGCTGTCATCATTGAACATTTCCGCAATTTGATCGTATGTCTTTTTTGTAATTGCGCCACTGTTCAATGCGGCCTGCGCCATATTGAGCAGTTCATCTCTAAGACCCTCAATGCCTGTCGTGTCTATGATGTTTCCTTGCGAGTCTCTGGCAAGATTAGCGTAAGCACCCTGCGCTTCTCCGATGCGGTCACGTAAATCTTCCCACATCTTTTTCTGCTTCTGCATTGCAGTGAGATCCGCCATTGCCTGCTGCAGTTCACCTTGCGCCCGTCCTAATTCTTCGTAGATTTCTTGCAGTGCGGCAAGCCTGCCTTGTTCTATAATTTCTTCTCTACGGGCTTTCGTTAGATTCTTGACAGCTTCTGTAGTAAGGTCAATCTTACCGGTTTCCTCGTTGTAGTACCCAGCCATATCCGGTACTAATTCAACAAGGTCATCGTAGATTTCTTTCAGACGTTTCTTCTGCGCTTCGTCAAGGCTTTCCTTTTTGTTCAGATTAACGAGTGCTTCCGCAAGGACATTGATCTGCCCCGCTTTTGCCGCCGCATCTGCCTGTATTTTTCCGGCGTTGTTCATTGACGCAGTGACAGCATCATTAGCTTCTTTTATCTGATCAATAACAAGTTCGTTTTCCGTCCTGTGGTCAGCCAGTGCTTCCGTCAGTCCGCTCAGTACTCCCGTAGCCACTTCAACGGCTTTTGTGAGCGGCCCGGAAACCTTCTCATACAGCGTAATCCCGAGACCTTCCAGCGCACTCTGGAAGATAGTGATCTTACCTTGAAGGTTATCCCCCATCGTTTCTGCCATCTTCTGGGCGGCGCCTTCAGAATTGTCAATGGCCTGCGTCAACTTATCGAAGTCAGCATCAGAACCGTTGATGATGGCCATCCACCCCGACATAGCATTTTTGCCAAAGATTGCACTGGCGGCTGCTGCCTGTTCCGTCTCAGACAGTTGCCCCATCTTCTCACGAAGCTGAATCATGGTCTCGCGAAGATTGACGGAACCATCCTCATTTTCAACAAGTGAGATGTTGTACTTATCCATCCACTCTTTCATCTGCTTCGTGGGTTTAGCCAGGTTAGAAAGTCCTGTCCTTAATGCAGTACCGGCTTGACTTGCCTTGATACCACTGTTTGCCATCAAACCGACAGCTATCGCGGTATCTTCCATGGATGCACCCAAAGCACCGGCAACGGGAGCGGCATATTTAAACGTCTCACCCATCATGGAGACATTGGTGTTTGCATTTGAGCTGGCTGCTGCCATGATATCCGCCAATCGGCCCGACTCTTCCGCACTCTTCCCGAATGCGGTCAAAGCATCAGTCACAATGTCTGATGTAGTAGCAAGGTCTTCGCCTGATGCGGCTGCAAGGTTCATCACACCTTCAATGCCCTGGAGCATGTCGTTTGTCTTCCAGCCGGCCATGGCCATGTAATTCAAGGCATCCGCCGCTTCGGAAGCACTAAACTTTGTGGTAGCGCCCATCTCCTTCGCTTTTGCTGACAGCTTTTCCATGTCTGCCGCACTTGCCCCGGAGACAGCCTGCACCTTGTCCATCCCTGCTTCAAAGCTGGAACCTACGTCTATGACGTACTTAGCCGCTTCTTTCGCATGGCTTGCGAGTGCTTTGAGACCATCCACTGCAAGACCGACCGCTGCATTTTGAATCATGCTCTTGAGGCTTACGTCTAACTTACCCGTATCTTTTGAAGCATCCTCTGCGGCGTCGCCCATTTCCTTCAGTTCTTTTTCGGTCTGGTCTGCTTCACCTTGAAACTTGTTCAGTTTCTGTTCGGTTTCTGCTATCTCCCTTTGCAGTGCATCAAACTGTTCTTGGCCAATCTTGCCTTCAGCGAGTTGTTTGGTTGCCTGCTGTTGTGCAGTCTGCAAGGTCTTTAATTTATCTTTTGTGTTTTCGATAGCCTGACCGAGCAATCGCTGTTTCTGGGCAAGTAATTCAGTGTTGCCCGGGTCAAGCTTCAGAAGCCTGTTTACGTCCTTTAAATCGCTCTGAGTCTTAATGATGGTGCTGTTGACCGACTTCAGAGCCTTATCCAAGCCGGTGGTATCACCATTGATTTGTATGGTTATGCCCTTGACTCTACTAGCCAATAGCCGCCACCTCCTTAAAATCTGTCGAAGTCCTCCTGTGTTGCAATCTGGTCATAATCGACATTGTCGTTGTCTTTTTCTGTCCACATGTCTAAAACGAGGCCGACCGTCAATAGCTCCAAATCAGACATTGACAGGCCGACCTCTACACACCGAAGCAAAAACAGAGGGGTTGTTATTTCGCGCTCTGTCGGCCTTTGTTTTTTTTAGACTCGACAGCCGTCTTTGTGTTGCTGTTCCACAGATCCATGATCTGCGGCATCACATTGTAGATGGCCAAAACATCGTCAAGTTGTTCCAGCCATTCATCGATGTTGTCCGGGACAGTGTTGTCTGCATGGTATGCCATCACCCATGCAAGATATTCGAAGATTTCGTAGTCTTCCGGTGAAACGGTCCCGTCAGCCGATACGGACAGATTGCTCACATCCTTCAAGATGTCTCTGCCCGTCTTAACACGATATATCCTCGGCAGTGCTGCGGATGCCCTCAGTGTGACATCCTTGCTGCCGATTTTAACTTTTCTTTCCACCATCGTTTGTTTCCCCTTTCAAGCTGTGTCTTACGGTTCTGTGTTGCCGCTCGTAGCCGGGACATACACAGCAGTGTACCAGCTGTTGTATGTCTCATCATCGGTGCTGTCACCGGTACGTGCCTTGACAAGCATGTCGGACTCGCGAGGATCGCAGGTGACGGCGAGCGACTCGGTGACCGGAGTGATCGTCTCTTCTGTCGTGCTGGAAGAAATGGTCGTCCTGTTCGCCGTCGTGTTGTACATGACGTGCTTAACACCCGTCTTGTCACCGTCAAACTCAAACAGCAGAGCGAAGTGTTCCTGCTCACGCTCTGTAGCGTCTTCCACGAGCACGCCGTTTGTATCCTCTACTTCATGGAGGATATCCTTGCGGAAACTGTCGGGAATAAGAGCCATTTCCAGTGTTCCGGCGTACCCTTTGTTGTTGGTGGATCTGTAATAAACGATACCGTCAGCATAAAACGGGCTGGGCTCGCCCTGCGGATCCAGAGTCAGGGAAACAGCACCAGGGATATGTACGGGGGTGGCATAAGTGATCACGCCCTGCGTGTTGACGGTCATTTTTGCATAATGAACGTTCTTAAGATTGAATTTAACTTTGTTGGTCGTTGGCATCGTATAATACCTCCATTGAATAGGTCACCTCATAGAGACGTTCAGACTCTATATAGGTTTCGTCTTTATAGTAAAAAATATTGTGCGCATCAAGCACACTCTCAATTAGGTCTTCGGTGTCGGGGTCTTTATAGTCCGTGTACAATTCGATATCGAGTTCGGTGATCTTCCGATAGACCTTGCCGTCTGCACCAAAATGATTACTGTCGGGAAGCAGAAACACAACAAAAGGCGGCTCCGGAGATTCGCCCTCCGCAAAATGGTCATAAGCATTTGGCAGTTCTGTCTCGTCCAACATGTTTCCGATTTCTTCAAAGGTCAAATCAACCACCTCCTTGTAAATGTCTTGCTAAGTCCTGTTCAAGTTTCCGTTCGGCAAGTGCTTCAGCCGGTGCGATATGCTCAATTCCTCGCACTCGTCCACCGTTTCGCTTTGCGTGTCCGTGTTCAAGCAGATGTGTGAGCCTGTAGTTTCCACCCGAAGCATAGACAGTTGCGGCAGGCCTGCGAGGGTCTTTCATATCCTTCTTGACCTTCCATGACTTCTTGTATGTCCCCGGCTGTCTGTTGCGCTTATTAAGATTCGTGTAAACACCTTTGTGCGCCGGAGCCTTGTTCTTGACTTCAACTTTGGCAAGATTGGCGGCAGCTTCTATATCCTTCGCAAGGGTCTCATCTGCATAATCACGGTACTCGTTTAAGGCCTTCATGATTTCGTTCGCAAGGTTATCAGCATTAATCGCCGCCATCGGCACTCACCTTCTTATCCTTCATGAGTTCACAATGGAATTTCCGACTGTTGTGAAGGAAACCCATCTCATCAATGGTGAGGATATTGTAGTAGCGTTCGTTGATTTGGATGCGGTATTCCTTGGAATTGATACGGGCTATCTCGCTCGACCATCTCACTGTCACATCCATCAGGTCGCGCTCCTGGATAACAGCGGCCGCAAAGTCCTCATTGGATTTGAGGTGGGATGTCACGCAGGTTGCCCAGCTCGTGTAATAGTCTTCCCAGGCCTCTTTGTGGTTTCGGTTCTTGTCGATGATCGTGACGGCTTTTTGAAAGGTGACACGAATATTCAAAGCGTTTATATCCATCAGAAAGCCGCCTCCCTTACTCCACAAAGAAAAGAGCGGATATCAAGAGTCAGCCCGTGAAGGTCCGCCTCGTTCCTGTGCTCGTAGAGATAACCGAGCGTGTAGTAGACCGCTTGTTTTCCGACCGTGGTATCTTCCACATCATCCGTATCCATCCTTGCCACATCCGCAACCAGTCCCCGAGCCTGTTTAAGCATGCCCTTAATCACTTCATCTTCGTCCCCACTATCGACACGAAGATACGCTTTTGCATCTTTGAGGTTAATCATAAATATCACCTCTCAATCAAAAGGGCAGTGAGTTGCCCCACCGCCCCATGTTATTCCCTATCAGGCCGCTTTGCCTTTCAGCAGCATGATGCCTTCCGGAAGGATAACCTTACCGTCAACACGCTCTGTTGCAATGAAGCCAACCTGTCCGTTGGTGCTGTACAGCTCGTTGAGTCTCTGTACGGTGATACCCATGCGGTCTGCAATCCAGTAGTTGTGGAAATCGCCAAAAGCAATTGCCAGTGCGCCTGCTGCATACTTCGGTGCATACGGAGTGGTGTGAAGATCGTAACCAAGCAGTTTGTCCGGCTGACCTGCCTGCATGGACGGCTGCCACAGATATGCAAGGTTCTGGTCTTTCAGCTTGCGGATGATACCCACGGTCTCATCATTCATGAGGAATGCGGCATTTCTTCTGTACGGAGCTTTCAGAGAGTAAACAAGGCTGATGACCTCATCGGAATCCAGCTTTGTTGCGTTCGCCGTGGTAACGCCTACGGTGCCGCCGTCTGCGGTAAAGATACCTGTCGGCTGACCTGTGCCGGTACCAACGCAGAATGCTTCCTCCTCAGCCGCACCGAATGCACGGGCAAACTCGTTTGCGATGTACGCCTCAAGGTTGAACGCGGAATCCTGGAGCAGTTCGATGGAAACCTTGATGAGATCGGTCAGTTTGAACGCATCCAGAGTCTTCTGATCGAAAGTCGGGTTGCTCTCAGCGTAAGCGGCGTTCTCAGCCTTCCAAGCAGCTACGGAATGAGTAGCAGCTACGGGGATCTTTCTCTCTGCATCGGTCTTGATCACGTTCGCAAGGCCACGGATGACGTTGTACTCATCCAGTCCCGTGATAATCTGACGCTCAAACTCTTCCGGTACAAGATAGCCGCCATCTGCAAGTACGCCTTCGGAAAGAACGTTATTAACCGGACGTTTGCCGCGAAGCATGGAACCGAAGTCCTCTGCGTAAGCCTTGGATGCTCTGCCGGTCTTATCATCGGGAGTCGGTGCTGCCGGTCTTCCGGTCAGCGGCTGGCTGGTCGGCTGATTAAGGTCTGTGTCACGGGCCTCCATGGCCTGCTTGCGGTTGATGGCTGCGGTCAGATCGGTGATCTCCTTGTCCATCCGCTCATACGTAGCAGTGTCTTCAGCGGAGAGGTTCCCGTTCTGGTCCTCATGAGTGTTTACAAATTCCTTCGCATTTTCCCAAACGCGGGCACGTTTCTCAATAAGTTCTCTAATCGTTGCCATAGATCTTATCCTCCTATCAGATAAATTTTTTGATTTCATCGAGACGTCTGCGGAGATCTTCCGCTTTCCTCCCGGGTTCAACTTTTTTATCGGGCTTTTCGATCTTGCATTTCTCTGCGATCTTGCCCATCAGACTGTTGGTGACTTCCGCCGCCGAACACATCATGCTCGCGGACGGCATCGCAAAGTCCTCAACACTCGCACGCTCCAGGATTCCGTCAGCGAAGCCCAGCTCAACGGCCTTGTTCGCGTTCATCCATGTTTCGGCATCCATCAGATTCGACAGCTTATTCCGGTCAAGTCCTGTCTTGATCTCATAAGCGTTCATGATGGATTCTTTGACTTCCGAAAGCATCTGGATCGCACGCTTCAGTTCGTCTTTGTCTCCCCATGCAATAGTGCTTGGGTTATGAATCATCATCATGGAGACGGGGCTCATCAGCACCTTCGTCCCGGCCATGGCAATGACGGATGCCGCACTGGCCGCAATGCCGTCGATCTTGACCGTGACGTTGCCTTTGTACTCGATCAACATGTTGTAGATCTGAGCTGCCGCAACGCAGTCACCACCCGGGGAGTTGATCCAGACTGTGATATCGCCTGATCCTGCGTTCAGGTCTTTTCTAAAGTCTTCCGGTGTGACTTCATCGTCCCACCATGATTCCGATGCAATGACTCCGTTCAGCACCAGGATTCTTTCCTCAGGTGCCTCATCTGTTGCTTTTCGTGTTATCCAGTTCCAAAATTTCTTGTTGTCCACTCTGTTCTCACCTCCCTCGGTTTCCTCTTCTTGGCCATGCTCCTCATACCATTCCTCGATGACTTCCTTCCAGGCATCCTTGTCGGGTCTTGTGTCATCATCCTCAAGACGTTCCAGACATTCGTCCTTGGTCGGGATCATCGGGATTTCTTCCACGTCGCACTCGGTAAACAGCTCCATATGCCAGTCATAAGGCCAGCGGCACTGAAACCAGAGCGTGTCGATCGTGTTGTAGTAGGTCAGGTGATCAACAAGGTCTTTCCGCAGTTTGTTCAGGATCTGCTTCATCGGATGTTCTTCACATGTGTGTTTGTCTCTTGTCGTGAGCGCACACAGCACATCGTCTGCATCCCAGATCGCGTCATCCCCTTGAGCATGGTCTTTGATGTATGTGCTTTTTCCTCCGCAAGGCGGCCCGTACACTACGTAAACTTTCATGTGGTGTCATCACCGCCAATCTTGTCCGCGTAAGCAGCTCCCGCATCTTTGAGCGGAACCATATTGCCATTGACCATGTACAAGTCACCGCCCATCTCTTCGGGGATCTTGTCCATGTTCTCGAGCGAGCGGACGTCATTTGGAGACATGAAACCGTTGTTTACTCCGATCGCGTAGCCTTCCATTCGGCTCTTATAGTCACCGCGCATCAGCCCATCGACGTTAAGAACGAAGAAGTAATGCATCTTTTCATCTTTTGTGAGCAAAGCCCTTTTCAAGTTCTGTTCCCAACGGTTCACCCACGGATCCAGCGTGTACTTGACGAACTCAATGCTCTGAAATTCGATATTGCTGAAGGTCGCACGTTCCAAGTCCCCGATCATGTGCGGCGGTATTCGGAAGATCCTCGCAATTTCATCAATCTGGAATTTCCTGGTCTCGAGGAATTGAGCCTGCTCGGGAGCAATGGAAATCGGCGTGTACTTCATGCCCTCTTCCAGGACGGCAATTTTCCCGGAATTAGAAGATCCACCAAAAGTCGCGTTCCATGATTCGCGTACTCTTGATGGGTCTTTAAGTGTGCCAGGATGTTCCAGCACGGCCGAAGGAGCCGCACCGTTTTTGAAAAAAGCACTTCCATATTCTTCTGTAGCCATCGCAAGGCCCAGTGCATTCTTGGCCATAGCGATCGGCGAATATCCGACAAGGCCGTCAAAGCCCAGCCCCGGAATATGCAGCACATCATGCGGAGACAGGCGAACGATCTGAAAAGCCGAATCTGTTTTTGATCTCCCCGCAACATCGTCGCCGGTATAGACTTTGTATTCATAATAGAGCTGACCGTATTCGTCTCGGTCCACCTTCATTCGGTCCGGCATAAGCGGATAGATCGCAGTGACTTCTCCTTTGCCATTGCGGATGATCTGAGCATATGCGTTTCCCCATAACAGCAGATGCGTCATGAGCGTTTCCCGAAACACAAAACTGGTCATTTCGGGGTTGGGCTCATCATGCAGCAAGAAGTACAGCGGATGGTCAACGGCCTTGATCTTGCTACCGCCTGGACCGTACTTGTAAAACTGCAACGGCAGACCCGCTATTGCTTCCGCTAAGATACGCACACAGCAGTAAACGGCGGTCAGCTGCATGGCCGATCGCTCCGTGACTCTCTTTCCGCTCGAAGAAGTCCCGATAAAGAAGCTGTATGGACTTCCCGCCGTGCTGTTCTTCACAACAGCAGGCTTATCTTTGTTACGGAAAAGCCCGTCGAATATTCCCATGTTTATCACCTATCCTCTCTTAAAATACAACAAGACCTCGCTCATCATAGACGGAACCTTTCGGTTCGTTCGCCTTTCTGATTGCTCGGTCAAGTCCCATGATCATAGCGATCGCACCATCAATTTTTTCGGTAGATTTTTTCTTCGACAGCTTAATGTTGCCGGCCGGATCAAGCTCGGCCACAGCATTACCCATCATCCACCTCAGGACAACATTTCCGCCATGTGCTATCTTTTCTTCCAGCACCAGCTTCATCAGCTCTTTTGTCGGCGGACTCATGTCCTTGAAGCCTTGACCAAACGGGATAACATCAAACCCCATACCCTCTAAGTCCTGCACCATTTGGGTCGCTCCCCATCGGTCAAAAGCTATTTCCAGAATGTGGTATTTTTCGCCCAGTTCTTCGATAAATTTTTCAATGAATCCGTAGTGGATTACATTCCCCTCAGTAGTAAAAAACTCCCCTGCTTTTTCCCAAACATCATAAGGTACATGATCGTGCATAACTCTTTCATGCACCCTCTCTTCGGGTATCCAAAAGTAGGGAAGTATTGCAAATTTGTCATCTTCGTCTTGCGGCGGAAACACAAGCACAAATGCCGTGATGTCCGTTGTACTGGAAAGGTCAAGGCCCGCATAGCATTCACGGCCTTCCAGTTCTTCCAGATCTACAGCAAAACTGCACTTGTCCCATTTGTCCATCGGCATCCATCGTGTTGTGGTGGATATCCATTGGTTTAGACGTAGCCATCTGAATGTGATTTCGTCAGCCGGGTTTTGCTGGGCTTCGCGGAAAGCATCACGGACACGCTCGATGTCAATCGTGTATCCGAGTGATGGGTTAGCCTTATACCAGTTTTCTTCCAGTGTCCAATCGGCATCGTCGGGCAAGCTGTACACAACCGGGTAGAATGTCGGGTCAACCTTTCTGCCTTCCAGTATGTCAACTGCTTTCTGATGTAGTTCGTAGGCTATTGAGTTTCTGTTATTTCCGGCAGTGGTGATAATGAAGTGTAGTGGATTGGCTCGTGCATCTGATGTACCTTTGGTGAGAACGTCATACAGCTGTCTGTTTGGCTGTACATGGATCTCATCAAAGATGAGGCCACTGATTGAAAAGCCATGCTTTCCGCCAACTTCAGCGGACAATACTTGGTAGTATCCGGCATTGCTGTAGTTGACCAGACGCTTCGTTGAATCAACTATTTTCGTCCGTTTCATGAGTGCCGGTTCCATCTCGACCATCTTCTTTGCAACGTCAAAAACAATGCCTGCCTGCTGACGGTCAACCGCCGCCCCGTAGACCTCTGCTGATGGTTCGTTATCGGCAAAGAGCAAGTAGAGCGCAATGGCCGCAGCCAGCTCGCTCTTACCGTTCTTCTTTCCGATTTCCGTAAAAGCTGTCCGAAACTGCCTATATCCATCAGGCTTCACAATTCCAAAAATGTCTCTTATCATCTGTTCCTGCCACGGCAATAACCAAAATCTTTTCCCCGCCCAGATTCCTTTGGTGTGCCGCAGCATCTCGATAAAGTTCACAGCCCTATCGGCTTTCGCTTTATCGTAGTGATTTTCCGGAAGCATAAACTTGCTCGGTTCATAATGTTCAAGGACGGGATAATCAGCCGGCCTTTGCTCAATCATGCTCCTAACAATGCCTCCATTCCGTCAGCTTCGGTCTCTTTGGCATTCGCCGCTACGATCCGTGATCTGCTGGACGGTGTCAATCCAAACTCCCCACAGACAGACA